CTAGTTCGTTTGCTAAACGTATTACAGAAAATTTTGAATATAGTAAAACTTTTAGGAATGCAAGTAATTATCTAATTTTATTACGCGATCCTATTGATAGATGGGTCAGTGGTATGTCTCAGCTTATACAAAGTGATCCTATCACTGATTGGACAGATGAATATATTTTTGAACATATCACGCTTAATGATCATACAGAAAAACAGATTTATTTTTTAGAATATTTAAATTTTGAAAAAGATCTCGACAAGTGTGTATTTTTTAAAGTAGATGAAAATTTATCTGATAAATTTATTGGATGGGCTAATGTTTTATATCCAAACATTTCTATACACAAGACCAAACTAAACACTAGCCAGGATGTAAAAGGTAGGATCGAAATTATCAAAAATTTACAAACAACAGTAGACAATAGTCCAGATCTTGTGTTAAAATTAAAAAAACATTTTGAATCAGACTACGAACTAATTAATCGAGTAAAATTTTATGGAACGTGATAATTTAACCGCAAAGCAGCTAGATTATGCTGTATTTTTACCGGCATTGAGTGGCTTCTATGCTACCTACGTAGGTAAACAACGGCATGATCCTACGTATGTAGATCCAGCACGCATACCCTCTGACTTTGAAAATGGTATTGAGGGATTAAACTGGCTTAATCCAGATGCAGCATATTTTCCATATCAATGGGCCTTGTATTCAGCAGGTCATGCAGAATTAGATGTAAACAAACACAGTCCCAAAGAAGATATGATACGTAATAGAGATCGTAGCCGCTCATTTATCTTAGGCGATTCGGGCGGTTTCCAGATTGGTAAGGGTGTATGGGAAGGTGATTGGAAGAATCCTAACTGTCCTAAAGCACAAAAGAAACGTGAGCTTGTGCTTACTTGGATGGATGCTTATATGGATCGTGGTATGATCTTAGATATTCCAGCTTGGGTAGCTCGTAGTCCAGCAGGTCGCAAAGCCACAGGTATCAATACATACATGGAAGCAGTTGAAGGTACTTACATCAATAACGATTACTTCATGAAGAATCGCACAGGTGCATGTAAGTTCTTAAACGTCCTACAAGGTGAGAATCATGCTGATGCAGATGATTGGTATGAGCGTATGAAGAAGTACTGCGATCCTAAACAATATGATCAACCATTTGAAGGTTGGGCCATGGGCGGACAAAACATGTGTGATGTGCATCTGGTGCTACGTAGACTAGTTGAACTACGATTTGATGGTTTGCTTGAAAAAGGTCTACATGATTGGATGCACTTCTTGGGCACAAGTAAACTTGAGTGGGCATGTTTATTAACAGATATACAACGAGCAGTAAGAAAATATCACAATGAAAACTTTACAATATCGTTTGATTGCGCTAGTCCATTCTTAGCTAGTGCCAATGGACAGATCTATATCCAAACAGAAATCCAAGACAGAGAAAAATGGGTCTATAGAATGGTACCTAGTGTAGATGATAAAAAATATTCTACAGATTCTCGCAGATTCCGTGATGCAGTATTACAAGATAATTTGTTTAAAGCATTTACAGAAAGTCCAGTGAGCCAACGTTGTACTATTAAAGATATCTGCATCTATAAACCCGGTGACCTAAATAAGATTAATAAAGAAGGTAAGACTTCGTGGGATAGTTTCAGTTATGCTATACAGATGGGTCATAATGTTTGGAGTCATCTAACAGCAGTGCAAGAAGCCAATCGTCAATATGATCTTGGAGTAACTCCTCGTATGTTAGTACAGGAAACATTTGATCGCGTGTACTTCCGTGACGTGGTTGATGCCATATTTGCTACCAGCGATAAAGGTACGGCATTAGCGATCATTGATGAATTCAGCAAGTTCTGGATGAGCATCATTGGTACACGTGGTGCAACAGGTAAGAAAACTGTTAATGCTTCGACTATGTTTAATAGTTTGTTTGAGAGTGAAGAGCCTGAGGAATATCACGTAGACGACAGTGGATTAGATGAAGCTAATTTAGACAATTTAGAAACCCAACTAGGAGAATAACGTGAATAAGGACAAATTACAACATCACCTTAAACATTTAGAAGAACGTCACATTGAACTAGAAAAGAAAATTAAAGATGGATACAGTCATTACCTAGATGACATGCACCTTGGTAAAATTAAACACGAGAAATTAGGCGTTAAACGTGAAATTACTCAAATTGAAAAACAATTGGCAGAATACGATGAAGCGTGATTATACTGATGGTGTAAAAGAAGATATAACATACTTCACTGGTGTGGAGATCGAACGTACTCCTGCATACGGTACGAAAACACTATTTGTGGTGGGTGTACAACTTGCAGAAGAAATTATCGCAGTAGCTAAAGAAAAAGATTGTAAACACATTTATTTTGGTGCTAATCAGAGTTTTCCTAAGTTAGCTACAGATGATGCTGACGCATGGCGTCCGTGGGAACGTATGATTGATCAATGCTTAACCGCAGGTCTTTGGTGTACCCTAGATTTTGATGTTAGTGTGGTGCAGGGTGTACTCGAAATGCCTGTCATTGGACATAGACGTTTTATTCCACAGATTTCGGTTAAACTGCCATACTTGACACAGCTGGGATATAATGCTACAATTAAGCTAGACGATCTAGACTTTGATCACTCAAACCCAGGTGTTTGGTGCCATCGTCTACGAGATTTAACAACAACAGAGAGCTTTACTGATTGGGATCAGTATGGAAAGGATGAGATTATAAAATGATACTAGAAGAACGTGAACGAATAGAACGGATCAAAAAATCTGCACAGAAGAAAATCTGGGTGACTTTCCAGAAGGAAGGTATCCATGCTTTTCCATTAGCAGCCACTGATCCTAAACTGGCAGATGTTAGCTTCTTGGCGCACCCACATCGCCACATGTTTCATTTTAGGATAAGTATTGATGTATATCACGATGATCGTGAACTAGAGTTTATACAATTTAAACGCTGGTGTGAAAGTCTCTACAGTGGCATACTAGAATTAAATTATAAGAGTTGTGAGATGATCGCAGATGACTTATACGATCAGATCGCCAGCAGGTATCCCAATCGTGATGTTCATATTGAAATAAGTGAAGATGGCGAGAATGGATGTTATGTTGAGTATAATCATACTCGTCCTTATCAATCTGTGTCCGTATAGGAGAAACAAATGGCACAAGACAATCGCAGGTATCCAATGAAGGCCGAAATACGACAAATTTTCCAAGACCTAGATGCGTGGTTAAACTACTGTCGTTTCCGCATGATCAAGTATGATGAGGCTGATTTATATAGATCACCCGAGTACAAAGAATGGCAAGAGCGTCGTAAGAAACGCCAACAATGGCAGGCCCGCAATGGCATTGTCTACAATAAACAAAATCGTGGACAATAAGTTGAATGTATCAATCATTGGCGAAGATGGTGATCTTGCTAGCGCATTAAATAAAAAATTAAAATTAAATCATAATGTAAGTTGTTACGGAAAAAAATATTACAATTTTCTTAATAAGAATGATATTATTGATTTAGTTAACATTATTTTTAAAAGTGATGTTATTGTTTGTTGTGTTGGTGTACTTGAATCAGAAGACGTCTGGGATATGTTTACCGTAAATGCGATTGCGCCCAGTTTTCTATTAGAAAAACTTATAGAAAAACAGTCTCAAGCTCATATTATTATGGTTGGAAGCCACGGCGCGATGTGGACCAGTTGGCCCGGAATTTCTCTTGAAAGACTATCCTATAACGTTAGTAAAGAAACTATACAATCGTTTACTACAGGATTAAGTCAATCTGGTATTTCTAAATTAAAATTATCTATGTTTAATCCTAGTAGGTTTCAAAGTAAACTAAATGGATATCAAGGACACCCTATAGATACTATTGTAGACGGTATCATACATGTAATAGAATCTCCAACTCCATTATTAATTTACGAATACAATAACTATCAAGATGTTAATTGATAAAGTATTACAAATTGAATTAGAATTAACCACTAAATGCAATGCAAGTTGCCCCCAATGTGTACGTAATTATTTTGGTTCTTACACCTGGCCAACACTTCCCATAGTCGACATGGACATTGAGTGGTTAAAAAAAACTATTCCTATAGAGATCTGGCAAGAATTAGAGCATATCAAATTTTGTGGTACTTATGGTGACCCTTGTATGCATAAGGATCTAATAGACATAATCAAATGGATTAAAAATAACAGTAACACCGCAATTACTATTAACACCAACGGAGGAATACGATCAAAATCTTGGTGGAAACAACTAGCAGAAACTTTAGATCCTATTAAAGATAAAGTATTTTTTGGTATCGACGGATTAAACGATACTAATCATCTACACAGAATTGGTGTTATTTATAGTAAAGTTATTGAAAATCTTAAAGAATTTAATCAACATGGTGGACAATCAATTTGGAGTTATTTGATATTTGAACATAATCAACATCAAATAGAACAAGCCAGGCAATTATCCGTTGAATTGGGGTGTAGTAACTTTGTCTGTAAGAAAACCAGCAGATTCGTCAACAAGACACATGAGTTAATAGAACAAACACCAGTGCTAGATGATTCCGGTGAGCCAATTTATTTTATTCGCCCATCGACTATACCTAAATACCAAAACAAAGGCTATGAAGATTTTAAATCAGTCGGTGAACGATATCAAGGTTACCAAAATTATTTGAAGAATACTGAGATTGACTGCAAGGCAAAAAGACAGCATTATATATACATATCAGCCGAGGGCGATGTATTTCCCTGCGGATTCTTATCTGACAGAATGTATGGGTATGAATCAGAAAATCACCAGGACCATAAAACCATGATGGATATCATCGAATCGATTGGGGGTAGGACTAAAATTAATTTACATCACACATCATTGAATGATATTGTCCACGGTGATTGGTTTGATGCTATCGAGCACACTTGGACAGATAATTCCATACAAAGATGTGCTCATATGTGTGGCAAAGAAAGCACATTGTTGAGCTATGCTAATACAGAATTATATGCTGTTTGGTCGGGAGACACATTTGAAAAGGAAAATAAATGACTATATTTCTAGTTGATTTAGAAGCAGTCGAAACAAGGTATACAGGTCAATGGAAGACTCATGTACCTAAACTATTAGAGGGGGCAGGACATGCTGTCACAATTATCGAAGGACCTTCCGATATACCTAACGCTACTACTCCTGGCGCTTTTCTTAACTTTGGCGGCACAAACATTTACAAAGCCCGACAAGTGGAAGAAATTGCCAGACTTTTTACAAGCGGCACAGTTGTTGATGGCGATCATTTTCTTTTCACTGATGCTTGGCATCCTGGTATTATTAACCTTAAGTATATGGCAGAACTCCTTAATATAAAAATTAAGATACACGCATTATGGCATGCTGGTAGTTATGACCCACAAGACTTCTTAGGACGTCTTATCGGTGATGCACCATGGGTCAGGCACGCTGAAAAGAGTTTCTTCCATGCTATAGACCATAACTACTTTGCTACGCAATTTCATATCGACTTGTTTATGAAAAATCTATTAAAAGATGAACCATTAAACATAGGTAAAGATAAAATTGTACGTACAGGTTGGTCCATGGAGTATCTTAAAGATTCTTTAGAGCCATTTAAACATTTACCTAAACGTGATTTAATCTTATTTCCGCACCGTATAGCGCCCGAGAAACAAGTTGAGATATTCCGTGATCTTGCGGCATCTATGCCCGAATATGAGTGGATCGTCTGCCAAGATCAGAGATTGAGTAAATTACAATATCATGCTTTGTTAGGATCAGCTAAGATTGTGTTTAGTGCGAATCTACAAGAAACATTGGGTATCAGCTGTTATGAAGGTGCATTGGTAAATGCTATACCAATAGTTCCAGATCGTTTAAGTTATACAGAAATGTATTCAAGTATATTCAAGTATCCTAGTGCGTATACAGAATCATGGAGCAGTTATCAAGCATATAAATCTGAACTTATGGATGTGATCCACTATCATATAGAAAACTATCCAAGCACTCTGCGTATACTCAAGGCACAGACAGAAAGTCTGCACACCAACTTCTTTTCTGCAACCAAGCTCTTAGAAAACATCAAATAATGGGCTTCGAGAAAATTTCAGAGTTCGAATCTGCACTAGCCAAGTTCACAGGTGCACCATATGCAGTCATGACTGACTGTTGCACTCATGCTATTGAACTATGCCTACGCTATGATAAAATACAACGTGTGGCATTTCCAGCACATACCTATCTCAGTATACCGATGACCATGCACAAGTTAGGTATCAAATATAACTATAATGATAAATTGTGGACTGGTGAATATCAGTTTATAGGTACACGCATCTGGGATTCGGCTAGACTACTTAAAGAAGGTATGTATCGATCAGGGCAGTTACAATGCTTGAGTTTTGGTTACGGTAAACCTCTTGAAATTGGTCGAGGCGGTGCAATCCTTACTGATGATACAGAGATATATGATGTCATTAGCCAACAACGTTATGATGGTCGTGATTTGAATGTTAGCCCATGGGAAAATCAAAAAGTTTTCCGTGTCGGTTATCATTACAAACCCACTGTAGAAGAAGCCATACGTGGCTTAGAATTATTACCAAGGGTAGATCAAACGCCTAAATATGTCGAGTATCCTGATTTAAGAGAGATTAAAATAATATGAAAATAGGAATAATTGGTAAGGGAGTAGTCGGCGGAGCAGTATATGATGGATTACAAGCATTGGGACATAAATTAAGTTATTATGATAAAAAAGACACAGGAACTAAAATCGAAAATGTTTTAGATTCTGAAATTATTTTTGTTTGTGTGCCCACTAATAGTAATCTCGACGGAACTTGTAACATCAGCACGGTCCAAGAGATTACACAAGAACTACATAATTTAAACTACGCCGGTATTATTGCTATTAAAAGCACAGTCATACCAGGAACCACAGAACAATTAATACAGAAATATCCAACTTCTCGTATCTGTTTTGTTCCAGAATTCCTTAGAGAAAAATCTGCACTCAGTGACTTCATCGAAAAACACGATCTCCTGATCGTAGGGACACATGACAAAGTTGTTTATGATATCATAATAGAGAGTCATGGACATCTTCCCATGAATCGAGTAAAGGTGTCACCGACAGAAGCAGAACTTGTTAAGTATTTTAGTAACGTATACAACTCGCTACGAGTAACTTTCGCTAACGGTGTATTTGAAGTGTGTGAAAAATTGGGGGCAGATTATCAAAAAGTTTTTAATGCCAGCATATTAAGGTCTACTATTTCTCCCGAATACCTTAGATGTAGTGAATATTTTCGGGGGTTCGAAGGACATTGTTTACCTAAGGACAGTCAGGCATTTGCGTTATTAGTTAAACAACTAGGTCTGGATCATATTTCCATATTTGATTCTATCGTCAAAGATAATGCATATCATGTAAAGGTAAAAAAATAATGAGAATATTAGTTACCGGTGCCAGTGGATTAATTGGTAGAGAAATTTGCCAGCAGTTATATGAACAAGATCATGAAGTAGTTGCACTAGATAGCCATTTTAAATATCAAGGGCATGAACCATCATGCTCGATATTTCATGACAAAACTATTCATACATTTGTAGTAGAAAATCCAAATAACTTTGATATGATCTATCATATGGCCGCGATCAATGGCACAGAATATTTTTATTCTATACCAAATATTTTAATCACAAATAATATATTATCTGACTTAAAAATATTTGAATATGCAGGAACGAATCCTAAATGTAAAATAATTTATGCCAGTAGCAGTGAAGTAGTATCAGATAGTAACTCTGTCCCAGTAGCTGAAGAAATCGATATTTCTATCAAAAATATGCATAATCCACGATGGAGTTATAGATTGGGTAAGATCGTCAGTGAGAATTATCTAGTAAATAGTCAATTGAATTATATAATATTTCGTATTTTTAATACCTATAGCGAACATAGTGCTAGCGGACACATGCTTAGAGATCAATTGAATAAAATCAAACAAGGCATATTTGAACTGATTAATCCCAATGATACCAGAAGTTTTTGTTATGTAGCGGACTCTGTCAGAGCTATAATTACAGTTGCAGAACTAGCCAATAAAGAAATAATCAATGTAGGATCAGATGAAGAAATCACTGTTCAAGAAGCGGCCAATATCATAGCCAAATCACAAGGTTATGATAATCCTACATGGAATATTGTCAAAGGACACGCCGGTAGCACAGCAAGACGTAAGCCTGATTTAACTAAGTTAAGAAATTACTACCCAAATTATCAACCCGAAAAATTTACATCTGTTATTGACAGAATAAAATCAAAACTGTTGACAACGACCTAAATAATCTATATACTATAACAATATGGCAATCCTCTGCCTTAACATCGGAGACATAAATTGAGTGAAAAAACTATAAGCGAACGAATTCTCGAACGCATCCAAGCAAAAAATGCTCGTTATTGGGCAGGTGACAACATCTCAGATTATATCTTAGACGGTGAACGTGCTGAACTAGTAGATGAATTGACTACCAAATTTGAAGGTGTATTAGATAGTCTTATTATTGATCGTCATACAGATCCAAACAGCCAAGGCACAGCACGTAGACTAGCAAAAATGTATCTATATGAGATCATGGCAGGCCGATATGATCCAGCACCAGATGCAACAGCTTTTCCAAATGATAGCGAGGATCGTTATGAAGGTATGCTGGTTGTTCGCAGTGAATTGCGTAGTATGTGTAGTCATCATCATCAACCTGTGGCAGGGGTGGCCTATATTGGTATTATCGCCGCACAAAAACTTATTGGGCTTAGTAAGTATACTCGTATTGCTCAATGGTGTGCTCGTCGTGGCACACTACAAGAAGAACTTGCTAACGACATCGCTCGAGAAATAATGAAAGCCACAGGCAGTGAGAATGTAGCAGTCTACATACAGGCCACACATGGTTGTTGCGAGAATCGAGGTATTATGGCACATAGTTCACTTACACAGACTACCGTGTTAAAAGGTGCATTTAAAGATGATGGTAACACTAAGAAAGAGTTCTTTGATAATATCAAACTACAACAGGAGTTTGCCCCCAGATGATGCCCGACTATAAACAATTAGCAACGCAATATTTTGAAGCATTCAGTCGCAAAGATATCGCGGCTGTGGCTAGTATGTTTGAACATGATATTATTTTATCTGACTGGGAAATCACAGCGTTTGGTAAGGAAGAAGTTGTCAAGGCCAATCAACGGATATTTGACGGTGTAGATACCATCCATGTCACTCCAAAAGATATCTATCTCGATGGACAGGTTATCATTGCCGATTTAAAAATTCTAGTTAATAGCAAAGACGAACTTAAGGTAGTTGATATCATTCATTACAATGTTCGCGGTGAAATTACTAGAATTACCGCATTTAAAGGATAATCTATGAGTTGGTTAAAACGTAAGATTTGCCATTGGTTAGGTGTAGAACGCTTTGATGATTGGGGTGAAGAGATTAATGATCGAAGAGAGGCCGTTGTATCAATTGGTAGAACTCGCAATGATGCACCAACATTCTTTGAGCGTAATCCAGAAACTAACTTCCGTATCTATAATGCATCGGGTGGTATCATACTTGAAGTAGGTCGTTGGGATAAGTCACGTAACGAGTGGACTACTAATATGCACATCATTCACGACGACGAAGAACACAAAACAGATAGTATTGCTAAGATCATGACCATGGAGTTGATGAGATGAAGAAATTATATGTAAGTGACGTTGAGATTAGAGAATATGTAAATCAGATCAGTTTCGAGATGTACAAGGACGATTGGCGTCCCGATTATATCGTAGGACTTACACGTGGCGGATTGATTCCTGCGGTATATATGAGCCACACACTAGATATCCCAATGGAAACATTAAAAGTAGCCCTGCGTGATGGTACTGGTGGTGAAAGCAATGGCTGGATGGCAGAAGATGCCTTTGGCTATATAGACGCTAGCAGAGTTCCTAGACCTAAAGGTGAGCCAACAAGTGATCCTAGTCTACGTAAAAACATACTGATCTTAGATGATATCAACGATACAGGTGCTACATTAGATTGGATTATCAAAGATTGGCCAAGTGGTTGCTTATCAAACGATCCAGCGTGGGTAGATATCTGGGGTAATAATGTTCGTTTCGCTGTGTTGTTTGATAATTTATCCAGCAAGTTTAGCCGCAAGGTCGACTACAGTGCTGTAGAGATAAACAAAGCCGAAGAAGATGTTTGGATCGTTTATCCATGGGAAAGATGATGATAGCATATATTGACTTGTCTCTTTTTAATAGGTTTAATTTATTATTAGTAAACGATCTGGCAGATGATATCGTTAATCAAGTATTGTCAGAGGTAGATTCACCATTTAATAAAACTGATTTAGTTATCGCACCCAGTGTTGAACGCAACTTATGCCATATAGAAAAAATTATTGATAAAATTATAGATTATGATTTTAATAAAGTTATTTTAATAATAGATTATAATAATAGAAAGACATATACACAAGATCTATCTGACAGAATTCTTGAGAAATGTGAGATAATTCTCATGAATTTTATGTCATTTTATTCTATTAGATATTTAGAAAAAAGACATCCCCAACATTCTTCATGGAACTGGTATAATAAAAAAGGATATTTTCCCACAGGCACATTAAATAGACCTAATAGAGTTGGGTTTTTAAAACGATTGTATGATTCAGATCTATTAGATGATATGATATGGACTTTTCCGAACGCAGATAGACAAAAATCTTCAATTATAAAATACTTTATTGATAATTTTGGTGAAGTTCCGATAAATTTTGAGGAATTCTTGAATTATTCTACTGAACATGCTTTTTCAGCCGATACACCAATTTATGATAGGCACTATGATAGGTACCCAATGAATTCGTTCCTTCCATTTGACTGTGATGAAATTCCTACTAGTCAATATAAACTATCAAATTTTACAATATTATCCGAAACATATGATGATGCTGTGACTGAAAAAACATATATGGTTATATTGCATCGTCATCCGTTTATTATGTTAGGTAATGGTTCGAGAACCTTATTCGATAATTTAAAAGAATTAGGATTTAAAACTTTTAATGAATATTTACCTCACAGTGACTATGCTAACATCGAAGATCTCGAACTTCGATGGGATCAAACGATTGAAAATATAAAGGTATTTCCGACAATATTACAAAATCGCAAAGAAGAGATATCTGCAGATATAGAATATAATTACAATCTTTGCCTGAATCTTGGGTTACAAACTATCAATAAGTTTAATAAAATATCTTCAGACCTTACAGAATTTCTACGGAGAGTCGACGAACCTTTCTCTGACAACAAAAGATTCATAGATAAGTTTGGTGTCGATCTTTACAACAAATATAAAGAACGAGAAAAAATCCTATTAGAAAATAAATCTCAAAAAGAATTTATAGAAAAATATAATATTATCAAAGCAGAGAATTGGCCAGAAATTTATAATAAAAATGATTTTTATTCTTTGCCCGACTGGATCAAAGAAGAATGCAAAACAGTTTTTAAATTACAATAGAAAATTCTCGAATCTAGTATGGAAGTAATAAAAGAAAAATAAAAAATAATGAAGTGATTTCAGATAGTAGTATATTAAAAAGATATTTACAAAATTTAAATATTGTGTTAAACTTAGAGGGTAGACAAACTCCTAAAATTGGAGAGAAAAAACACCAAAAGAAATCGGATTTGATTTATTAAAGGAAAATAGTGAAAATAAAAGTTAGTGAAATATTTTATTCAGCACAAGGTGAAGGACGCTTTGTAGGCGTTCCTAGTGTGTTCTTACGTACATTCGGCTGTAACTTTACCTGTGGTGGGTTTGGTATGCCACGCGGCACTTTTTCAGCTGAGCGTGATGCTGTCAAAGTAGAATTATATAATCGCTATGAAGACTTACCGTTGGTTAATACAGGCTGTGACAGTTATGCGTCATGGGATCCAAGATTCAAAAACCTAAGTCCTACATATGAAACCAGCACAGTAGTTGAAAAGATGTTAGCACTAGTACCTAGCAACAGTTGGATCATGCCCAATGGTAATGATACACATTTGGTCATCACAGGAGGCGAACCTTTACTAGGTTGGCAACGTGCTTATCCAGACTTGTTAAGTCACAAGGATATGTATAACTTAAAGAATTTAACATTTGAAACAAATGGTACTCAAGAACTACATGAAGACTTTGCCAAGTATCTGAAACTTTGGAATCGTGGTAGCCGTGAGATCACATTCAGTGTCAGTGCTAAACTATCAGCAAGTGGTGAAGCATGGGCCGACGCCGTCAAGCCAGAGATCGTTAAGAGCTATGAGCGTGTTGGTACTGCATATCTTAAATTTGTAGTTGAAAAACCCAGCGATTTTGATGAAGTAGATCGTGCAGTATCAGAATACAGGAAAGCCAAGTTCAAAGGTGTTATATACATTATGCCAGTGGGCGGTGTGGTTAAAGTCTATGATGGCAATAAATTTAACGTAGCCGATGAAGCTATGCGTCGTGGTTATTATTACAGCCCAAGATTACACGTTGATCTTTGGGGTAATAGTTGGGGAAAATAAAAATGAATAATCTTAAAGTTTTAGAGCGTTATGATGTCAAATATCTAGAATCAGCTTGGGACAATAAAATATTAAATTATGATAAAAACAAGTTTGATTGGCCGACTATGTTTTTAGAAACCATCCAAGAAAAATTTCCAAGTGTTGATAAATTAGATGAATTGCATTTGCATGTTGCTACTAATCACTTAGTTAGTCTGCGACAATATTTAGAAAAAATGACAAATGGTTCAGAATTTCGAAACAAGGTTGATGAATTTTTTGAAGTAAATGTAAGTCCATTACTGCCATCTCAAGATTATATGATCCAAAAAACTCCCGGCATTAGATTGTTAGTGCCTGATCAGGGTAAAAAAGGAAGATTATTGTCATTCCATACAGGGCATTGGACTGGATATGATAATGGTATGTATACTGTATGGACTCCAGTCACTCGAACCTGGGACACGAATGCCATGCAGGTAATGTCATGGGACGACACTATTACTGCTATGACTAGGATACATTCAGAATCTATGCCATTGACCGAAGTTCAAGATTTATGTAAATCCTTGTGTTGGCCAACTAATTTAGAAGTAGGTCAATCTTGGTTATTCAATCAAGGACATTTACATGGTAATTTTAATAATGATACTGGAGTAACTCGTATCAGTTTTGATATCCGTGCAATGACCAAGGGAACTAATTACGGATTCCGATATCCTGGTGGGTTTTGGAGATTACGTAATCAACAGCATGATTTTGAAATTCCTAATACTCTAGATAATACCAAAAAATGGATTGTATTTTCTGATCAAGGTAGTGATTATATTGGTGCTACTCCACAATTTATTATTCGTGAATTTTTGTTATCTTGGTGCAAACGTTATAACATTATCCCAATCGAATGGAATAATGAATACCTACACTGCGACTGGAATATTAATTTACAATTTATTTTAAACAGCGAAGTTGCAGAAGCTATCGTATTTCCAAGTATCTATGCATTTACCGCAGAACCTAAACTTAGATTAGAAATCATGCAACTAGCACTAGATAAGGAAGTACAGTTAGTATTTGTTGATGAAAATATTCTATTAGATTCGCAAGCTTCGTTGGATTACATTAAAAAGATATATGCTTTTGCTTATACAGGAGAAAATTTTGATAATTGAAACACACAAAAGAACTATCGCTAGGATGGTTAGTTACCGTATCACCGCTTGGTTATTTACTATTTTCTGGACGTATTTGTATACCGGTAATCTGGCACACAGTACCGGGTTCGCCACATTATTACACGTATTATTAAGCATCGACTACTATATACATGAACGTATATGGTTAAAAATTAAATGGGGTATTAAATGAGTTATTTGTTTACATCGGAATCGGTCAGCGAAGGACATCCAGATAAGGTAGCAGACGCTATCAGTGATGCAGTATTAGATTTAATGATGCGTGAGCAGAATCCTGCTTATCGCTGTGCCTGTGAGACTCTGGTAACAACCAATCAGGTCATCATAGCTGGTGAATACAAGGGCATTTACAATCACCTTGAAGTTGAGAATGCTGTGCGTCGTGTTATCCGCGATATTGGCTATGAGCAAGATGGATTCCATTGGGAAACTGCGGACATTAAGAACTATATGCACGGTCAATCAGCCGACATTGCCTTAGGTACAGACACGTTTGGTGCTGGTGATCAAGGACTGATGTTCGGATATGCTATTAACGAAACTCCAGACTTGATGCCTAGTGCTATCTACTACAGTCACAAAATTGTTGAACGGTTAACAGCAGTTCGCAAGAGTGGAGCAGTATGGTTAGGTCCAGATGCTAAGTCACAGGTTACTATGGAATATAATGATGATGGCACTGTTAGTCGTATCGCTAAGATAGTGTGTTCGACGCAACACTCAGCTGATATAGATATCATTGATTTGCGTGAGCAGGTTAAAACTATCATTGATACAGTATTGCCGACAAACATAATAGATGCCAATACAGAATACTTGATTAATCCAACTGGTCGTTTTGTTATTGGTGGTCCAGATGGTGACACTGGATTGACAGGACGTAAGATCATCGTTGATACCTATGGTGGATATAGCCCACACGGTGGTGGTGCTTTCTCTGGCAAAGATCCTACTAAGGTGGATCGTAGTGCGGCTTATATGGCTCGCTATCTAGCTAAGAATATTGTAGCAACAAAAGGTGCACACAAAGCAACTGTTCAAGTTAGCTATGCTATCGGTGTTAAAGAACCTACCAGTTTGTTTGTTAAGACTGATAAGGGCATCAAGTTTGATCATACGATTACTCAGTGGATACGTGAAAATGTTGATCTAACACCAGCAGGTATCATAAATAGATTTGAGATGTTCCGACCTATTTACAGTAGTACAACTAACTATGGACACTTCGGTAAAGAAAACTTACCTTGGGAAACCGTAGATTTATTCAAGGATTAATATGATAAAGAAATTAATCAATAGTTTATTTGGAACTAAACCAGAAGCACCAGTTATTAAGACTCAAAAAACTAAAAAGACGCCAAAAGATTTAGCCACAGAAGCAGGCGAACCTTATGTTGAAGTCATTGGCATGGACATCGATCCAAAAGATCCAGGTCAGGGTAGTTTTGAACTAGATTGGAATGATAAATTTGTGGCTAACTTGGTGCGTGCTGGGTATCAAGGCAAGACCGATCAAGACATCGTGGACAATTGGTTCCGAGCAGTATGTCGCAATGTGGTCATGGAAACCTACGAACAAGAGCAAGCTGATCCAGACAATCGTCCAAATAACCGTAAGGATTTAGGTAACGGTAGAACGGAAATCAGTTGACTTTAACCAAAATTGGTTATATAATAGCAATATGAAATATTTAATAGTTGATACTGCTAACACATTCTTCAGAGCACGCCATTCAGCACATCGCCAAAGTGATACTTGGGACAAGTTGGGGTTTGCTATACATGTAACTCTAGCTTCAGTAAACAAATCATGGCGCGATCAGAAAGCCGATCATGTTATCTTTTGTCTTGAAGGTCGTAGCTGGCGCAAAGACTTCTATGAACCCTATAAGAAAAACCGTAGCGTAGCACGTGCCGCACTAACTGAAACTGAAGCGGAAGAAGATCGATTATTTTGGGAGACATTTGATGCTCTCAAAACTTTCGTCAGTGAAAAAACTAACTGCACAGTACTCCAACACACAGAGCTCGAAGCGGATGATCTTATCGCTGGATTCATACAGGCTCATCCCGACGATCATCACACTATCGTTAGCAGTGACACTGATTTCTATCAGTTACTTGCTGATAATGTCAATCAATATAACGGGATAAGTGATGAGCTCCATACACTAAAAGGTATCTTTGATAAGAAAGGTAAACCGGTCATAGATAAAAAAACTAAAGAGCCTAAGAAAATTCCTGATCCGAAGTTTATACTTTTTGAAAAGTGTATGCGTGGTGATCCTACAGACAATGTATTTTCCGCATTTCCAGGCGTGCGCACCAAAGGTAGTAAAAACAAAGTTGGCTTAGAAGAAGCCTACAGTGACAAAGATAAGAAAGGTTATAATTGGAACAACATGATGCTACAGCGTTGGGTAGATCATAATGGTGTTGAGCATCGTGTGTTAGATGACTATGAACGCAATCGCATCTTAGTTGATCTAACTGCACAACCAAATGAGATCAAAGCGAAGATAGCAGAAACCATAGCCAACGGACAAGTACCTAAGAATATTCCAATGGTGGGCGCACAGTTCCTGAAGTTCTGTGGTAAATATGACCTAGTTAAATTGAGTGAGAATGCTAGTAGCATGGCTGAATGGCTCACTGCTAGTTACCCACAGAAAGATTATGCATGATAGCAGATGGCAAGTTTCTCGCATTAGATCTAGAACTTAATCAACCTAGTGGTAAGATCATACAGGTTGGTGTGGCTATAGGTGACAAGAACACACGGTTCGAAGACTATATCGTCCGTAAATGGTACATAGATCCGCAAGAGCCTATCAGTGAATTCATCAATGATCTCACAGGCATAACTGATGCTGACATACGTGCAGAAGCATACAGTCATGAACATGTTGCCCGTGAGCTCAGTGAGCTGATTAAAGAGCATAAGTGCTTTATCAATCCAGTGACCTGGGGTGGTGGTGACAGTGTGGAATTATTAGCAGAATTTGCTAAAAACCATGCGGATTTCCCGCATTTTGGCCGTCGTTGGATAGATGTTAAAACCTGGTACACATACTTGATGCTGACCAGAGGAAAAGCACCCAGTGGTGGATTAGCGTCAGCTATGGGCTACTTCAAACTACACTTTAAAGGTAAGGCACACCGAGCAGATGTAGATGCCGCAAATACCCTGGCCTTATTTTTTGCTCTATTAGAACGTCAGAGTAAATTAGAAAATATATTAGATAGTGCAAAACAAATACAAATATAAATTATGAGTAAAGTTGATTTAAAATTGTTTGTAGTTAATATTACTAATGTTTGTAATTATAACTGTCCAGATTGTCAAACATTTAGTAATTTTAATTTTTCTGGACATCAACTATGGAAAGACTATCAAGACATTTATAAAAAATGGGCAAACATAATTGAACCAAGAAGATGGAATATACAAGGTGGTGAACCTTTACTTAATCCATCATTCAATGAGTGGGTTCTTGGACTCAATGAACTGTTTCCTAATTCTCCCGGAGAAGTTTCCACAAATGGCTCAACCATTAAGGCCAACGATCAAAAGTTATACAATCTATTCCTTAATGTTAAAGCTGGATTTTTAGTTAGATTTCAACTACACAATAAAGCCAGAAGAAAAGAAGCTGTTGAATTAATTAAAAATTGGTTGCAAGGTCCAATTAAAGTTTTTAGGTTAGATCAATTAAGTGATGAAGTAAAATCAGAATTGATGTTTGATCGACTTGATTTTGAATCAAATAAAGAATTTTGGATTAACAAATATTCTGCTATAAAAGCAGATTCTTGGCCCAAATGCCAAACTCTTGATGATTGGCAATTTTTACCTGATTATATTAAAAAAGAATGTTCTGAAGTATTTAATTTGCATGATCCAAATGAAATGTTTGATCTTATTCTAATAGATAAAAATAATATTGCTGTATATTTAAATACTGCTCACATTTTTTCTAGTTCTGCTTTAATTCCGTCAGATGATAGAACACATTTTAGACTACACAATAGTGATCCTACAAAGGCATGGGAAGTATGTATGAATAAAATGTGTTTTAATTTTTACAAAGGTAAAGCATATCAATGCCATGAAGTTGCGCATTTTTCTGACTTTAATGATCAATTTAATCTAATATTAGATAATGAAAATGATAAAGAACTGTTATACAGTTATAACGCGGCTACTTCAGAAATGACTGTTGACGAATTTCAAAAATTTATTGACAACAGAATGAATCCTATTCCGCAATGCAAATTTTGTCCAGAAACAATGGAATACAATACTTTGCATGCTTCAACTAAAAAGATTTTTTTCCAAAAGAAAAAGTAGTTGACCCGCATCAAAAATCTAAATATAATATAGCATGGATTCAGCGAAGAGTATATAATTTTTAATGAAATCAATAACTTAACAGTAGAAATTTCTCTTGACTTTTGGTTAAAAATACTATATAATATGTTTATAATTTAGGAATTTAACGGATATTTAATGAACAAACCACAAAGTCGTTCTTGGTATGCTGAACATTTACAAGAAACTCTACATCCATCATTAAGAAGCTACAACGATGTAAAATCTTACTGTGATGCTCATCACAACGATAAAATCTATGGGGTTTATTTGCGTCACGAAATGAATCAGATAGTCCGGGTAAAAATTGGTAAAGGTGTTGTTTATTACTTTAACGGTAGATCTATTTGCACCCGAGACCACCTGAGCGCAACAGAAAATCCCTTAGAAACAGAAGTGTTTATACCCTGTGTAAGCGAAGAGGCGGCACTCACACTTGAAGATGCCTTGCATCGATATTTTGGTAAGATTGAAGGGGTACACGGATCAATCGAATCTGCCTATGATATAGTAGACAATCGCTGGTTGGCTCCTGCTGTTAATAGCGAAGGATCTGCTGGTGGAACTGAAAATTTTGATTTTGGAGATATTTGGGAAAATAGAATCGAAATATTCACTGACGCTATCCAAGCAGTGACACAACAAAAAAACGTCAATGTTATAAATTTTGGACAAATTGCACGAGATAACAGCCAAGTTAAAGGCAGTGACTTGTTGTCTCTCTGGTTAACCAACGGTAACGGCATGCGTGATTTCTTTTTATTAATGAAACCGCGTGCTGGCAAGAATACTACTATGTTCTTTGGGATTGCCAAATACATCAGAACACTTCGTAATTCAGGAATCAATGAAAAAATTATTATTGATTTTATCAGTCTATGGCCCAGTGCGTTCGAAGGTGCTAAAAAAGACCTTAAGGATTACTATTATATCGAAGGCATAGTTCTTGCTGGTGTAGATACTAATAATCCAGACTGGAAAGAAAAATTGAAAGACTTATCGGATGATCCTAAAGTTGATGCTGTGTTCCGATTCGCAAGTATGCAAAGTATCGATATGACTGTTGCGGAAGAATATAACACAGACGAAGACCGTGAAGGTGCTGAAGTCATATATGAATCTGCTAAGTGCGATTATTTTAAGAATAATCCTGCTGATTTGTGTGTGATCGATGAAAGCGATCATGGTATGAGAACCACCCGTAGCCAACAAGCACTAGATTTGTTTGGATACACTCGTCGTATTTGGATGAGTGGTACAGACTTATATGCCTTACGGCACGAAATTTCTTCCGGTAATCATTTCTTGTATGATATTTTTGACGAGATTAAAGATATCAAAGCAGGTAATACAAAAATGCCTAGGATGCGCAAACATAGTCTAATAGCAAAAATACTACCACTTGAAGATCTTGATCCAGCAGAAATGGATGAACAAGAAGTTACACGTAAATTGGTCGCATTATTCCATACTACCAAAGTCGGTAATTGGACTTTCAATAAAATCACTCAACGATTCGTAGACGAACAAGGTAATAAAATTCAATTTACTAAATTTGGTGAAGTGAATCGATTATGGGAAATGGTCTACTATTGGGAAAATAATAAAGGCATTCGTGCTCCAGAAGATCATAAACATATTTTTTGTTGTATGCCTAGCGTGGCAAGTTGTTTGGCACTGTATAATCACATCATGGATCGAGAGATCAACTGTGAACACGTACCTTTAACAGCAAATACATTTTCCAGTGCTAGCCGCATAGAACAACAGGTAAATGATTCTATGAAGGGCAAACGCACTATATTCCTTACAGTTGGGCGTATGTTACGAGGAGCCAAAGCACCCTGGAGTGCGGTGGTTCGATTTGATGCATACAATGATTTTAAGATTGGTCATCAATTAGAATTACGAGGACAGAATACTACTGAAGATTGGTTTGATGTCTATGATGCAAACATGTTTCGTGCCAGTGTTATGCAATATGAACTTGTACGCAGTCGTACCAAAGGTGGAACGATTAATAGTTCTGGAAGAGAACTGCACAATCTTATCCCAATGACACGTAAGGGAGAATGGGATACTGTGGATACTACCTGGGATAATGTCCAGGAAGATTACTTTGCTGGTAATGTAGTAGAAGGGATGAAACGTCGGAATCTATTAGATCGTGCAGGACTTATCGATGCCCGAGAATTATTGTCTACAGTAACTAAATCTGACACAGCCATAAAAGAAGATAAAGATGAAAGAGAAGGTAAGATCGGGTCAAGCCAGACTGGATCAACTGAAAAATCTAAGTCTGAAAAAGATGAATTCGAAGAGTTGATTAAAAGAGCGATGACTATTTCAAGTATGTTGCCTTTGTTATTAGAAATTACCGATCACCAATATACAGAAATCGACGATCTTTTTAACAATGTACCCGACGATCTATTTAATTCTTGGCTAACAGACAAGTGTCTTGACAAATCGGCTGAAAGATCTTATCATACATATAATAAAGAACTTATTAAAAATCTATTTGTTGAAGAATTAATAAACGAACAACTTCAGATCGCTTCTAAAAAAATGCGGCATGAGGATTTTGATTTTTCACAATTTAGTAACAGTAACAATGCCGACGTGAATGTTCCCGAATGGGTAGCTGACAAAAATACTAAGAAATTACCCGGCGTAGGAAGTATGTGTGACTTGAGTGTTGGTGATGGTCAGTTAGTTGTGTCTTTCTTGAAAGAAAGCACAGTTAATTCTATTACGATATGTGATAAGTCGCTGATAAATTTAAAAACTGCTGAATGCCGGATTAAAAAGGCTCAGCAGAATATTAATATCATAAGTATTTTATACACTGAAATCGACGATCTTAAGGAAGAATTTTATATGAAAAATCCTAAATCAAAATTTGATTTGGTATTAACCAATCCTCCATTTTTTGGCAAAGGTAATCCAGATCATCTGCAATTTTTATCTCTTGCTAACGAATTAAGTAATCAATATGTCTTATTCGTGCAACCAAGTACATATCTGGTTGATCAGAAAAAAGAAAACAGTTACTATCAAGATGCAAGAAATATTATCAAAGATCATCTGGTAAATGTTACATTATATACCAAAGATGTATTTGATAACGCACAGTTAAACACTGGTGTGGCGGCAATTATCGTAGATAAAAAGACCACAGTCTCAGAGTATGATGTCGAATATAACAATCTAAACAAAACTGTTCATTATACTAGTATAGAAGATATCAATAACTTTGCCAGCAATGACATGTTTCATTCAATCAAAACGAAAGTATTAAAAGCATGTAAGACAAGGAATCTGCAGAACGATCTTGAATCAACCGGTGATTATTGTATCCATCTTCCTAAACTCCAACGTTATAGATTTTTGCCTGACAAAGCAAAAGTTATTCCGTCAGATGAATACACTGAAGATCATGCTGTATACTATGCCTCTAAAGAATTAGCTGATGCAGCGTTTGCGTATTTGAAAACTCCTTTTGCGATCTTAGCCCTGCACATTTATAAATTAGATATGAATATCGCAAGTGGAAAACATTTAAGAAGCGTTCCGTCATTTACAACTGTAAAAGATTTTAACGATGCCGCAACAATAGTAGGGTTAACAAAAGAAGAACAAGCCTGGTGCCAGACTATTTTTGACAACAGCACAGACTATATTAGATTTTCATGAGTTTAGATGAAATCATAAATCATGCCAGACATCGAAACTATCTCGATGAGATAGCTAGACAAAAGTTGCGTGTTAAGTCAACAGGTGAGGTCTTTACACCTTTAGAAGTCATAACAAAAAAGTTAGATGACTTAGAAAAATATGATTCTAGTATTTTCAGCGACCCGACTAAAACATTTTTAGAGCCCAGTGCCGGCGATGGAAATTTTCTCAGTGAAGTATTAATCCGTAAAGTGAAAAATGGTATTGATTTAGCAACAGCATTGTCAACTATCTACGGTGTTGATATCATGCAGGATAATGTGGATCTATGCCGTGAGAGATTATTATGCGGTCATGAAGACCTAAGACACATTGTTGAACAAAATATACAATGTAGAAATGGTTTAACGTTTGGATACAATTTTAAACCGATGGGTGTGGCACGTAGGAAAACTGAAGAAAAGGTTAGAATCAGACAGCAACGGTTAAAAATAAAGCAAGAAAAACAAGCTAGAATAGAAGAAATTAAAAAGAAAAGAGAAGCACGTGAAAAAAAACTTTTTGGTGCTACGTTAGATTAAAATTGTTGACTTCTACCAAAAATCTAAATATAATATAGTATGACTAAAGAATTAGAAAAATTAGCAGAACAAGCAGGATTGCCCGTAACAGATAATCTTGAACATTTTTATCGTCTAGTTGGTGAACGCTGTGCTGACATTTGTGGTAGCCAAGGTGATCAGAAGAACATCAGGCGCCATTTTGGATTAGAATACTCTGATGGACCTAGTTATTATCAAAACAAAACATATCAGGAAACACAGTACGACTGGAACAAACATTACGTTGAGGAAAAGAAATAAATGGCACATGTAATTGATAAAACATTTGAATTCTGTTATGGACACAGAGTTTGGACACAGAAACTAAATGGTGAATATGCGGCAGACTTGAAGTGTGCTTGTCGTCACCTACATGGACATGAAGGCAAACTACAAGTTTATCTACGTAGCCCAACTGGTCAATTAGATCCAACTGGTATGGTAACTGACTTCCGTCACTTAGAATGGTTGAAGAAGTGGATCAATGAATATATTGATCATCAGTTTGTATTAGACAAGAGTGATCCATTGTATAATCAAATCGTTGGTGATCGTGGATTGGTTCCAGTATTAGTCCCAAACACAGACTATGTAGCAGGTTGGCAGTTAGACTTAACAGGCTTAGATCCTAACACACCAGAGTATGAATACTATGAAGGATTTATGATCGTAGACTTTGTTCCAACAAGTGAAAACTTATCTAGCTGGATGGCAGATCTAGTGGATGTTAAAATGAAACCATTGAATGTAACCGTTGACCACATTGACTGGTGGGAAACACCTAAGTCACGTAGCGTATATTACAAATGACCGCAACAGTCTTTATTCTACTAGCACTATTTGGCATCAAGCATTTCATCGCTGACTTCTTGATGCAGTATGATTACATGCTCAGAGAAAAAGGTATCTATGGTGCTACAGGTGGCGTTCATCATGCTATAATTCATGCTAGTTTTACTTTCTTAATTCTAGTGTTCTTTTGCTCTAACGCAAATACAATTATCGCACTTTCCTTCGCAGACTTTGTCTTACACTATCATATAGATTATTTTAAACAGAAATTGAATAAGGGACTTACGACAGCAGATCGTCAGTTCTGGGTTTGGCTTGGCGCGGATCAAGCTCTGCACTATTTAACTTACGTAGGAATTATCAGTTATGTCACTCTTAGCTAAAGCAGTGGTTAAAAATAAATGTTGGGTAGTTGAGGACAATGGAAATAAGGTTGGCACAATCCTGGCCAATCCCAAAGGTGTCGTCTATCAACATGATCAACAACGTGAACAATTTGCTAGCTTAAAATTATGCAGTGACAAGTATAACATCATAGTAGACAAGGCACCCCCTAAGCGTATTATTACAGAAGCCAACACAGTTTATGGCTTCCCTTGTGAACACAAGGCCAATAACGTGCTATGGGATGTCAAACACAAGCTACCTATATTCACCAAAGGTATCAAGAGCAAGAGTTTCTTCTGTGCTGGTTACTATATCGTCAAGTTCAATAATGGTTGGGTTAAATCATACTGTCCTAAACTGATCACACTTAACCGATATCCCTATGCTGGTCCATATGAGACCGTAGAAGAAATGCAAGAACGATTACGTATCGCAAACGGAGCACTATTTGGAACAACAATTAAGCCTGCATCTGAAGAAATTTAATGATCGCGTCAAGGTCATGAATCAGACCAACACCAGAGACCTATCGCTAACAGCGGCCGAAGCACGCCAGCTGCAAGCCGATATCTTTGACCTATTGACCAAGATCAATGATCTAGTAGAGATTAAACAACAGGCCGCCGCAGAACCTACAGTACAGGTTGAATTACGTGGTGGCGGATTCTAATAATATACTCTGATAATTGGCATAAATATATGTGGAGAACATATAACCATGTCGAGACCAAAACCCAATGTGCTATTAGAGCACGTGAATAAGTCCAGTTACAAAAGCGATCAGATCCTCAGCAGTGAGGGTATCTGGGCAGTATTCTATGATCAGCAACCTATCAATCTCAAGACACAGAACATCTTAGTAGCCTACCCTGGCCCCAAGTATAAAA